AGAGAATAAAAAAGAAGCAAAGTGAACATGAGAAAAAGAAAGTATCAGATAAAGAATTAGAAAGATATTTAGAAATAATGGAGCAACTTCGTAAACGAGCAGAAAGTAATCAAAGTAAATTTAAAAAGAAAACAAGACAACAGCTTAGAGAAGAATATTACACTAATGGTGTTAACATACAATATAAAACTTACAACAAAAAAGGTGAAGTAACCAAGACAGACACAATTCATTACAAAATGTTATATCGTACCCCTGGCAAAGCTAAAAAGGGTACATGTATGTTTATTCGAGAAGAGTTATATGATAAGGCACTAAACTTTTTAAGAATGGGATTAGAGTTGCCAGATGAAAACGCCCCTATAGTTGAAATTGGCGCGTACTCTTCTCTCTCGACCAGCACCATCGTTGGTAAGGTTCAGATTCATCCATCTCAGATATTAGTCATAAAGGACATTGATGCCTATTTTAATACAAAAGTTATTAGTGTAGAACTTGATGAAAACAAACATTGCGTGGCAATTCCTAAAGATAATTATCAAGTAAAAAATACTTTATTCGATGGACAAGCATTGATTGATGAAAGCATATTCCCAGATTGGGGTGAGGGCTATATCCTGTTAAGACATCACTTTTGTAAGATGGCAGCTTTTAGAACCAATATTCAATCCTTCTTTCAAGATTATTTTGGTGATCAATACGAAACCGCCGAAGTTGAAGATATGTGGGGAAATAAGATTCCAGCCAAAGATGTAAAGTTGATTACAACAGAGAATGCCATGAAATGGATGAAGTTTGGTGTTGGTTTTGATTATTGGTCTGAATGGGTCCGTAAGAATGATTGTCAGTTTGGAATAGTCAAGACCGCCCACAAGAGTAAGCTTGGTGATGTCCAAAGGATGAGTTATCAGATGGTCAATGCATTAGATATAGACTTAATGGAGGATATCTGCAAAGAGACTGTTGATTATATAATGCAATTGAAACTCAATGATAATACGTTCTTGGATTATTTGAAACGGAATGCCAATTTTGCCAATGATTATGAAGTACTTGTAGCTTTATGTGAACATAATCCAGAATTTGTTCGATGTGATTATTTTAGAGAGAGAAAAAAGCTTATTATAAATGCTTATGTGAAACAAGTAAAGTCTGGCAAACTTATTCAAGAGGCAGATAATCTGGTAATTGTTGGATCGCCTTATGCTATGCTTTTGGCAAGTGTTGGGGATGATGTAAATAAGGATGATACGTTCTTTGTTGAGGACGGAACAATTCAGTGTTATACAGAGCGTTTTGAAGACGGGGAATATTTAGCGGGATTCAGGAATCCTTTTAACAGTAGGAACAATCTGGATTATTTACATAATCATTACGACGAGCGGTTCAAGAAGTATTTTACATTCGGCAAATTAATTATTGCTTTAAATATGATTGGTACAGATGCACAAGATAGAAATAATGGAAGTGATCAGGATAGTGATAGTTTATACGTTACTGATCAACCCTCTGTAGTAGATAGTGCCAGACGGTATTATAAAGACTACCCCACCATTGTTAACAATATTCCCAAAGACAAAAACCATTATAATAATACGCCACTTGATTTTGCCAGAATAGACAACAATTTAGCTGCCAGCCAGAGAGCAATTGGTGAGAGTAGCAACCTAGCGCAGATAGCATTATCTTATACTTATAATTATGATGACCAACTTTTGTATGATAATGTATGTATCTTATCGGTTTTGGCTTAACATACTGGGCCAGCATACAGAAATGTATGTAAAAAATAGTCGGTGAATTTTTGGAAAGCTAAGTGTATTAGATTATATTTAAGAAAGGAGGAAAATGAATAATAATTGGACAGTTTATGATCACGAATTCCCAGATGGAAAACATTATATTGGGATAACAAGTCAACCTGTGGAACAAAGATGGGGAAAAGAGGGAGGTCAATATAGGAACCAGCCTGTTTGGTTACCTATACAAAAATATGGATGGAATAATATTCGACATCGAATTTTATATACGAATATAGATCTTCATACGGCTCAGCTACTAGAACAACAGATGATTGAAAAATATGATTCTTATGAGAATGGATATAATTGCACTAAAGGTGGAGATCATAGTTTTGAAATGGATGTTAATGGAAAATTATATACGTCTCAAGAACTTGCGGAATTAAGTGAACACGATATTTCTAATCATGATATTACGAATCGTTTAAACGAGCATGGCTGGGATTTAACTAAAACTTTGACTACGCCTTTACAAAATAAAAAGCATAAATTTTTATTTAATGGAGAATTATTATCTATTCATGAGTTATATGAGCGGAGAATTAATAAAGATCTTACATATAGACAGATTGCCACTCGTATTTATCGACATCATTGGGATCCTGAACGGGCCATTACGCAGTCTTCTAAAACAAAATTACAACCTTCTTCTCGTGGCGAAAAGAAATATCATTATAATGGACAAGATTATAATTCTTATGAATTATCTCAAATACATCCAGAATTAAATTTAACGTCATTTGATATTACGGATAGAATTAATCATCATGGTTGGGACGTTGAAAGAGCCATTTCACAGCCTAAAAGAAAACGATCATAAATATAATCTAATACATATGCCAATCAAAAGCCAAGCATATTTTGTGTTAAATTGAAATATGAAGGTTTAGAGACTAACACATGAGTAAACACAACAATAATTGTGACACGAGCGCCGACCACCTAAACGTAAAGTCGTAGGTGAAGATATAGTCCGATACTTTGAGGAAACTCAGAGCAGTCCAAGATAAAGAGCTTGGGACGAAACATTTAAGCAGTGCGCTATCGATAATGCTAAAAGAAAATTTGATATAGATATTACCGAGGAAATAGCGTTAATCAAACAATCAATGGATATATCTACTAGAGGCTATCCCGCTTTTTGGGGTGTAATTAGAAAAGGTTTTGATAAAAAGAAAATTAATAAGAAATTAAAATGTCCTATGAATTATATCTATAGACTTAAGCCAGATTCATATAATCCTACGACCAGTACTCTTCCTATTCAGCATTTCTTTATCAAACACAAAACTTCAGAACACTATAGAGTTTCAAGACAGGTAGAAAAATTAATTGAAAAGTATTCGTTACGGTTATTACTTGCAGGCGAATTAAATAATTCTGAAGGTGACTTATTTGATTTGTTGTCTGATGACTTTGAAAAAATGATTGAAGAAATTCGTTCTATCTATATTTCCAGAAACTATTTAGGGATGATGTCTCGTTTAATAGATCGTGCTTTTTTAATAAGTAATGGCATACAGCGACGAAAATTAATTGCAAAAACAAATAATAATCGAGCAATTTTATTAAAGACATTATACACAGTGAATCCAGATGCATTTTTTCAGTGTTTTGTTGGAAAATAACGGATAACCGTAAAAGTAAGATGTTTGAATTTCTGCAATTATTTATTGTAAAAATTCAAGGTCAAAAAATTGTTGCCAAGTGATAGATATTTGCACAATTAATTTTATCAATAAAAAACCGTAAGATTGACGGTTAAATCAATCTAAGAAATAAAAAGGAGAATCAAAGATATGAATAAGACAGAATTTTACAAGGCAGTAGCTGACAGGACTGGAATGACTCAGAAGGACACTAAGACAGTTTTTGAAACTGCTCAGGATGTTCTTATTGATACTCTCATGGCAGATGACGAAGTTAAGATGTTTGATGGAGTTACTTTCCAGAGAGTGTTTAAAGAAGCGAGACAGTCAAGAAATCCTCGGACTGGTGAAGCCGTTGCTGTAGCTGCGAAGTACGTGCCAAAGGTTAAGCTTGGCAAAATTTTTAAAGAGTCAATTGCTTAAGATATCAAATATTCCTTTCATGTTTAGCCCCTCTTCTATTCTTGGGGGAGGGGCAATTTATATACGGCTTTTTAGTTCAGTCTGGCAGAACGACTGGCTGTTAACCAGTATGTCCCTGGTTCAAATCCAGGAAAAGCCGCTATCTCCTACGGGAGAAATATTATGAAAGAAAAGGTAATAATATTGATAAAGATTACTAAAGATGAGGCAGAATACCTCAGAAAACAGCGTATGGGTTATTTGATACATATTTCTAGTGCCACGCACAAAGGAAAAGCCAAACGGTATTATATGACCGAAGATAAAAAAGCAATGAGGACATTGCAGAATTATCGGAAAAGCAAGGTTGTCTTTACTTATTATAGGAACGACCCCAGAGAGAGAAAAAGAAAATAACGAAAAGTGGTGTAGCTTATGTATCAAGGTTATAAAGAAATAACTGGTGATAGTAACTTTATAAATGATTATCTGTATGGGTTTGACGCTAAAGACTGGTTAGTAAATGAGTATCTCGTTATTAACAACGCAGATGATGATTCTGTAAAAGAGATGCGTTTTGATGGAGAGAAATTTGTACCTTTGCGTCTTCCATCCTCAAAATATGTAAAAGCAAAGAATGCTTTGCAAAGATGTGCATTGGATCTGATGCTCAACCCCGCAATCACTGTAGTTGCACTTCTTGGTGGACCCGGTTCTGGTAAAACTTTTCTTTCCATGAGAATGGGCCAATATCATGTAAGCGAAAAGGGTACACATGCAAAGATGCTTGGTGTAAGAGAACCAAGAGGTGAAGGGAAAGAAGTGGGCTTCCTGCCAGGGGAGCTTGCTAATAAAACAGGATTCTTCTTCGCTCCTCTTGCTCAGCAGCTTGATGGTGGCGAGTTTGAATTAAAGAGTTTAGAGATGCGTGGAGAGATTGAGGAAATGATACCTTATTATATGAAGGGAATGACTTATAAAGATACTATTATGATAGTTGATGAAGCTGAAGATCTAACTGCAAAACAGATTAGGCTTATTGGAACTAGAGTTGGTGAAAACAGTAAGATCTTTTTTGCGGGCGACTACAAACAGTCGTTATTAGAGAACAGCGAATCAAACCCATTGGTGCGAATGTGTGAACAATTTAAGGGCAATCCAATGTTTGGATGTGTCTTTTTAGGTGATGATGTTCGTAGTGAGACAAGCAGATTATTTGCTAATTTAAATATATAAGGAGAAAACGGAATATGGCAGATATTGTATTCAGCCCTATGGAAGAAAAAGGAATGGGAAATCCCACTCAAGGAATAATAGATGAATTTAGTGATAAACGAATTCTTGTGTTTAATACAGAAGTAGATGAGGATTTGCTTGAGAATCATGTATTATACATTCTTAAATGGAATGCAGAAGATAATAAAGCTGGCATTCCTGTAAAGAAACGAAAGCCTATTAAAATCTATTTTAATAGTCCAGGTGGAGATCTCTTCTCTGGTGCGATGTTAATGGACGTTATTGCTGCTTCAAAGACTCCTATTATTGGAGTGGCATTCTCATTAGTTGGGTCTATGGCGTATCATATCTATCTGTCGTGTCCTGACAGAGTGGCGTTTACAAATTCTATTTTCTGTCAGCATGAGGGGGATGTTGCCATTTCTAATACGACCAGCAAAGTTAAAGACATTATGGAGTTCTTTAACGACATGGATGAAAGGTTAAAACAGCATATTCTGGATCATACAACTATGACACCTGAATTTATTGCTGAGAAAGAAAAGAACGAATACTATATGTTTGCACAAGAAGCCAAAGAGAATGGTGTTGTGCATAAGATTATTGGTAAGGACGTAAGTATTAATTATATACTGTAATGAACAAAAGGAGAAATAATATGGACGCAAAGAGAACTGTAAAAACAGATGTTAAGTATAAAGATATTATGATTAAAGCAAATAAAGTCGTTGATTTTGAAACAGGTGAAGAGATTAATCTTGTTGGCAATCTGATGGAGATTTATGGTGAAGAACCTTTTACTCTGACCTGTTCAACTAAAACTGAAGAAGTACTTGAACTGGAGAGTAACGACTTTGATTGATTCATATAATCAAAGGGGGAACTTATGGTTTTGAATGTAGAAAACGAGTTAAAATTAGTGGGTCTAACCCCTGAGAAATATGAGGAATTTTTACAAGATTGTGGAGATAAAATAAACGGAGTCTCTGATATAGATTGGGGTGAAATCATTGAGAAATATAATCTTCCTTATGACCGCAGACGTATATCAGAGTCTATGGGCCGTAATATTTTGGGCGGGAACTTTGTTAGAGAATTTTATAAGAACAAGGTTATAGGCAAATCCTCTGATGAAGCTGCAAAAGAATTAGTTGCTAAAGAGCAAGAAATATACAAAGCCAAAAGAAAGCTACAAGATGAAAGGAATGAGTTAAACAAGCTTCTTCGTGATGAGGCAAGACATGAAGAGAATATTAGAATTATTGAAGAACGGATTGAACAGATTGGACGAGAGAGGTATCCATTTTCAATGAATTCTGTAAGCTATCTTTACTCTTCTTTTTCAGAGAATCAAAATACAATGATTGTGTGTTTATCAGATTTACATCTGGGGTTAGAGACTCCTACTTATAATATTGAAGTAGCGAAGCAACGGCTGAGTAAATATATTGAAGAAATTAAAGAAATAGCTGAGATACATCATACAAAGAAATGTGTAATTGCATGTCTTGGAGATGTGATTAGTGGTAGCATTCATTTGGGAATTCAAATTGCTAATAGAGAAAATGTTGTTGATCAAGCTATGGTAGCTTGTGAATTAATTGCAGATTTTATATACAAACTCGGTAGTATTTTTGAGAAGATTGAATTCTATAATGTTCCTGGCAATCATAGCAGAATTGAAAAGAACGCAGATGATTCGTTGTTAGGCGAGAAGTTAGATAATCTTGTTCCGTGGTTTTTAAGTCATATATTTGCCCATCAAGAGAAATATTATATAGGTAGAAATGAGGCAGAGAATACATATACGGCCTTTCCCATTGGTAATAAGAATTATGTGATTTGCCATGGAGATTTTGACAGTATTACTGATACAGGGATACAAAAATTGTGTGCTTTTCTTGGATACTTCCCCTATGCGATTATTATGGGGCATATGCATCATATTGCTATGAACGATGTTTGTGGAGTAAAAGTTGTACAAAGTGGTACTCTTCTTTCAGATGATGAATATATGGAACGTAGAAGACTGCGTGGTAAACCGTCACAAGCAATTATTGTGTGTGATGATAATAGGATTAAAGCGATATACCCTATTGAACTGTCATAAAGAACGAAACCCTATACGCCTCTCTTTGATGCGGACCAGATAGGGTGCATTTAGAACATCTGGATTCTAGATAAAGGATGTTTGTAGATTAAGAGTGGGAGCAATCTCACTCTTCTATTGTCTTACTGGTGTTAATGGTCAGCATTCCAGTCTTCCAAACTGGCGGTATCAGTTCAAATCTGATGTGAGACTTTCTTGATTAAAGGAATAAAGTGGAAAAAGGAGGTGGTCATTTGGCTACCAAAGCAAAATCCAAAGGTTCTAAAGGAAAGACAACAAAGATGCAGCCTTTGACAGTGGATAAAATGACCGCTGCCGAAGCTCGTGCAAGAGTTGTTGAACTTGAAGAAGAATTAGAAAATGAAAAAGGAAAGTTGTGGTGTCATCTTTGTGGCAAGAAGAAACCCGCAGATAGGTTTTATATTGACACGGATCCTCGGTCGCAAAGTGGTTATACTGCAATTTGTAAAGATTGTGCTAGGCGACTCGCTATGAGAGTTGATTTAAATAATGAAGAACATGAACCAACCAAGGAGTCATGTAAAGAGGCTCTTTTTTATTTGAACCGTGCATTTACTGACAAATTGTGGGATGCGAGTATTGCAGAAAGTACTAATGAAGCATTAGGAAACACGAAAAATAATGTATGGACTTCATTAGTTAAAAATTCTGCCCTTCCACAACAAGCTGGACTTGGCTGGCGAGATTCAGATATGTTTAAAGAGCATATTGTTTATGAAGATGAGAAAACTGCCGAAGATGTAATAAAGGGGCGTGAGGATCAGGATACCTATTCTGATTTTCTAAAGAATAAAGCAGATGTGGTCAGATTGCTTTCTTATGATCCGTTTGAGGATGAATCTATTTCTGATCAACCCTTTTTATACTCGCAGTTATTGGGATTATTAGATGCTGATGAAAGTGGAAATGACGATATGATGCGGACTGCTAGTTGCATAGCGATAGTACGCAACTTTCTTCAGCAACAAAAAATAGATAATAGTATTGCAACACTTACTGGGGATAGAAATCAGACAGCTAATAATTCTGCCACAGTAAAAAGTTTACAGGAAAGTAAGGCTAAAATTGTTGCCCAGATAAAAGATTTAGCTGCTGAAAGCTGTATCAGTTTAAAGAATAGTAAAAATGCCAAGAAAGGTGAGAACACTTGGACTGGTAAAATCAAAAAAATACGAGATTTGAATTTAAGGTCTGCACATGTTAATGGCTTTGATATTCAGACTTGTCGAGGGATGCAACAGGTTCAAGAATTAAGTGATGCATCTATTATGAAGCAGTTGGCATTAGACGAATCAGAATGGTCTGATATGGTTGCTGAAATGCGAGAAGTCATTGTTAATCTTCGCAATGAAAAAGATCAGTATAAAGAAATTAATAGAATTCTGCTTCAGGAAAATTTAGATTTAAAAGACTATCTGGAAGAGAACAATATGCAGCCAGATAAGCAGTATACCAATTTAAAAGAGATTTATTCAATCTTTGCTGCTGCTGAAGATGAGGAGGTGTCTGAGGATGCTGACTCAAAATAATATATGGGTTCCTGATGATTATGATAAAGATTTCTATAAAGACTACGGTGTATTTGTAAAACCGATTAATTATCCTTTATCTCAACGGAAAATTGACGGTCTATTGGAAATAGCTAAAATGCAAAAATATTTCCAGTGTAACCCTGTCCAGATGATTGACATTATGTTCAATATTGAATTGTTGGATGGGCAGGCATTAATGGTACAAAGATCGTGGTTCTGTCCTAATGTACTGTATGTATGTACCAGATCCTATGGGAAATCCACAGTTATTGATTTAGAAACAATGGCTAAGGATATGGCGTTTTGTAATGTATGGACGTATATAGCTAGTGGTACGGGTGGACAGGCAGAACAAACGTTTACCACTCTGGAAAAACTCGCCAATGATAATATCGATACCTTTAGTGGCTCAACTGGATATATTTTTAAAGATGAAGTGGAAATTAAGAATGCATCTGGTGACGGTTTTAGTCACTCATCAAATGGTTTTTCTTATAACTTATACAATGGTTCGCAGACAGTCACATTAAATAGTAACGTAGATGCCAAGCGTGGCGCTCGTGGGACTGTTATATTTGATGAATGTGGTTTTCTGTCAAGCGAAATGTTAGCTGTTTATGGTGCTTTTGCTGTAACTAATAAGAGTTTAAAAACTGGCAAAGATTCGTCTGGAAAATCTATTGATCCTGTAAGACAGAGAACTTTTGCGACAAATCTTCCATATCAAAAATTTTATATATCTTCTGCATCTAGCACGGATACAGAATTTTATAAGTTGTATAGAGATTTTTCAAAACAGCAAATTATGGGTAATAGGGATTTCGCTGTTTTACATATAGATTGTGAACAGGCTTTTAAGCCTACGTTACATGGTGAATTGATTGCTCCTCTTCTTTCTCGGTCTACTGTTGAGTCTGAGATGCGAAGAAACCCAGAAAAGGCTAGGCGTGAGTATTATTGTATTTTTACTACAGATTTGGGTGCAGATGCTATTATCCGTAGAGGAACAATTACTAGAAACGAGGAAACCCGTAGACCTTTATTATCTAACGATACTGGTGACAAAAAGTTTGTAATTGCTTATGACCCCGCACGGTCCAGAGATAATAGTGTCATATCCGTAGGTGAAATTTATCATGATACGGATGTTAATGGTGACGATGACATAAAAATGCGGATATGTAATTGTGTTAATCTTATGGATATAGGCAAAAAGATAAAATCTCCTATGCAGACTCCAGATCAAATAAAATATTTAAAAGAATTGATTCTTGAATATAATGCTGGCTTAGATGCGTATGGGAATATTATTGGAATTTATATTGATGCAGGATCTGGTGGAGGCGGCGTTAATATTGCTGACTTCTTGATGGAAGACTGGGCAGATAAATCGGGAAAACTACATAGAGGACTAATTGATAAAGATTATTCTGCTGAGTATGTAAAGAGATTTCCAAACGCTGTTAATAAATTACATTTGATGTCTCCGACTGCGTATAAATCAGAGATGGCGGAGGCATTGATTGAGTTAACCAATCAAAATAAGATCAGCTTTACTGCTCCATATGACAATAAAGGATATTTGACGGTTTTTGATGTCGATGAAGAAAAATTGGAAAAAGCAAAAGCCGATATCAAGAAAAAGCTCAAAAAGAAAAAATTGAGTAAAGAACAGTTTGAAGAACAATTTGAAGCAGAGTTGTCTAAAGTTCAGTCTGTGTCTACAAGAACCATTAAGCTTGATTGGCAAGAAGAATTAGCTTTGGCTAATATTGATGCCATGAAAGAAGAAATAGTAAATATTGTGCGTAAGAAGCGAGATTCTGGAAGAGACTCATTTGATCTTGCACCAGAAAAGGCAGGAAAATTGCATGACGATAGATTCTATACAGCCTGTCTGCTTGCCTATGCTCTTCAGCAAGAGCGTAGAAAGCATCTTACTCAAAAGCGTACTACCACTAATAATAAATCATTACTTGATTCTTTGATCATTAGGCCAATGAAAAGAGAATCAAGTTGGACATAAAACAAATAGAAACTAGGAGGTGTCTATGGCGAAAGAAAACACTTCTCCGAAGAAAGCCTCGGCATCTTCGGCAACCAATAATGGAAAGAAACTGACTGTGGCTCAACAGAAAGAGTTAATTCAAAAATATGAGTCGCAGCTTGCGAAATATGACGAAGCTCATAAAGAGGCTGTTCGTTTAAGAGATATTAACCAAACTCAAACTAAAAGCATTAGTGTCTTTAATAAAGAGTTGCTTAGGCAGTATATGCGAAACCTTGGTGCAAATGAACAGAACCTTCGTAATCTTTCGTGGTATCTTTTTTATAGGTCTATGACTTATATGAGGCTTTGTCATTTTTATGCAAATATGTTTTATCTCAATGCTCGGTCTATAATACCGAAGTATGATTTGATTAAAATTCCTGATCCTCAAAAAACTCTTAAATCTTATCAGGACACTCTTGATTGGGTTGAAAGAATGCATTTGCAACAGGAATTTTATAGTATTTATCTTACTTGTTTTGTTCAAGATGTGTTTTATGGAATATATCTTATAGACGAAACAGGGGTGTTTATTTGGCAAATTCCTGCCAACTACGCAAGAATTGATGGGAAATATATGACTGGAGATTTTGCTATTAGTATGGATATGACTTATCTTCGCTCTCGTCAGGAATTAATTGAGTATATTCCTGAACCGTTTGATGCCATGTATAAGGAATACATAAAAACAAATCAAAAATGGCAACCTGTACCAGATGAATATGCCATCTG